ATCAAATACTTTACCATTTCCACCTTCAACATCTATTTTGGTTCTGTTGCCAAATGGTGCTTGATATTTTTTGAAATTAAAAAGAACATAATCACCGTTTTCATTTATATCTTTATTTGGGTATCGTAAAGAACCAGTGCCAGCAGTGGGCAATGCTGCTTGTGGTAACCCTTGCAATCTAGCTAAATTAGCAGCAATAGCTTGTTCCGCTGCTGAATTATTTTCTGAACTACTACTACTATTAGGACCAATATCAGCAAGCGGATCAAAATCCGCAGACGGGTTTGGAGTACCATCCTCAAGATTAATATCAGGCATTACTTACTCATCTCCTTAGACTGCTTACTGCCGTATCCTCTAATCATTCTTTGACCTGAGATTTTATCGTAGAACTTGTCATCGGTCTCTTCCCAAACGATTTTTTTATCAACGGGAAAAGTCACTCCGTTAACTTCTTTCACATAATCCTCGGTCGGCAAAAGAATAGCAGTGTCCCATTCATCTGCAGCAAGGTCAAGATATAATCCATCTACATGACTACTCAGATATTTATGAAAACATACCTTAGGTATATCAACTCTGCCTTGTATTAATTTCTTTGTAACAATCAATCTTTTCTTTGGAGACAGGTAATGTAAGTTAGCACCCCAAAATTCATGCTTGCCTGGTGCCTTGAAACAATACACCAAAGGAAATCTATCATAGTAAGGCAACCACTTCATCTTTGCCTTATACTCAAACATATACAGATGACCTGCTACTGTATATCTACGCAGTTCATTCTTGTCTTGTTCTTTGACAGCACCAGCACGATCTTTCTTTTCGTCTAAGATGTACTTGTTGAAATTCTTTTTATATTTACTTGCTTCTGCTTTTACTGCAGATCTATACCAAGTTAGAGATTTCTTCTCTCCGCCTGTCTTAGCAGAGACTCGTTCAAATAATGTCTTGTATCCTGGGTCCTTATTTGTAGTATTACGTTGGACTGACGCAAATCCGGTTGCCATTTTAGACTCCTAAGTGATCTTCGGTTAGTATTAAGAAGTTCATCTGCCTGTCTTCACAATACTCTCGCGCAGCGGACCATTTAGTTTGGTTCTTTACGTAAGTCAGTGCGGCATTACGATAGGCAGCAGTTTTTTTATTTTTCTCATTCGGTGGTTGAGTTTGTTTTTTGGGTTTGATCTCAATAATATACTTGGTAAGTTTGCCACTCTTTTCTTTTACTTTAATGTAAAAGTCAGGGAAATATCGTCTTACTTTACCATCAGGTGCGCGATAGGGAATGATTACCTCTTCGCTACCCCATTCAATTATTGAGGGATTGTTATCACAGAACACCATGAACTTACGTTCCCATAGCGACCTATAAACTATGTTTGAAGGATTGCCACGGTACTTAGTAGGATTTTTAGGTTTATAAAATCCTGAGTACGCCATAAATATAGAAGGACCAACATAGGTATTTAGTGTGTCAATCAATAGATTCTTAAGCACAGTTGCAAAAAATGGCGGTATGTCATTTAGTAATAACTTCGTGGTTAGTTTTGAAGGACCTGCTGCAGCATATTTTAATCCAGAGGAAGTTGAATTTTTCTGTGACGAAGCACAATTACCAAATGTAAACACTGCCACTGGGACACAAAATGGTCTTTATGTTGGATTGGGATCTGTAGATTATCCACATACTAGGGTCTTTACTGAATTTCAACTTTCTTTTATGTTGGATGCTAATTTGAATCTTTTGAAATCTTTGAATCTGTGGTATGGTTCTATTTTTAACGAAAATGTGATTGAAACTTATCTTGAAAACCGATCGACTAGACTAGCATATAAAGATAGTTATGCCAGCACTATAAACATTACTAAGACTGAATCTGGTCCAGATTCACCAACACAAAGAAAACCAATCACATATGTTATGGAGAAGGCATATCCATATGCTGTTGATGCTATCCCACTACAGTTTGGATCTTCTCAACTTACTAAAGTTACTGCTCAGTTTAAATATCAAAGACACTATACTATTAATAGAGATATTACTGCGGTAACAGGTAGACCATTGGAACAAAAAGTTAAAGTTGTTAATGGTGGTGCAACACAGTAAAATTGATTTTTCAATTCCATAAAAGTGGGAAAATTTTTCCCGCTCATTTTTGCTTCAAAAAGTCGCACTAAATATTAATATGATATGATCTGAACATAATGGCATTACCACAAGTTGTGCTTCCAACCTATGAGTTGGAAATTCCGTCTAATGGCAAAAAAATCAAATATCGTCCATTTGTAGTAAAAGAAGAAAAACTACTTCTTTTGGCATTGGAAACAAATGACGAAAAACAAATTGAAGAAGCTGTAAAAACTACATTAAAAGGTTGTATTCAAACCAGAGTAAAAATTGAAAATTTAGCAATTTTTGATTTGGAGTATATTTTTCTTCAAATTCGCGCTGTATCTGTAGGCGAAATTGTTGAAATGAAAGTAACTTGTAAAGATGATGATACAACAAAAGTTCAATATAATTTGAATTTGTCTGAGGTTAATGTTATCAAACCAGAAGGGCATAGCAATAAAATCATGCTATCTGATGATATGGGTGTAATCATGAAATATCCACAGTGGAATGATTTTATTGCTGGATCAATTATGGGACAATCTCCATCTGCGGAAGGAATTGTCGAAATTATTGCAGATTGTGTTGATCAAATATTTGATGGTGAAGATGTATATGATAGTTCTACTACATCAAAAAAAGAATTTTTTCAATTTATAGAAAATCTTACCAACGCTCAATTTGAAAAAATTCAAGAATTTTTCCAATCATGTCCTAGACTAGAGCACAAATTTACTGTAATCAATCCAAATACTGGAGAACCATCTGAATTTGTACTTACTGGATTATCCAATTTTTTCGGATAGCCCTCTTTCATAATACGCTAGAGGGATATTATAAAACTAATTTTTCTTTGATGCAGCATCATAAATATAATTTGAGTGAAATTGAAAACATGATACCATGGGAGCGTCAAGTTTACGTTAGTCTCTTGATGCAACACTTAGAACAAATCAAGCAAGCTCGCGAAGCAGCTAAACAATAATGGCACACGGATACCTATCATATCAAGACAACAGAGGTAATGTAGATTATCTTGGGAAAATTGTTGATGCCGTCACAAATTATTTAGATAATCGTGATAAGAAAGAAAAAACAGCGGATATGGTTGCCGCTAAAGTAAATATTTTAGATGAGCAAAAAACTTTATCTGGTGGTAAAACTAATTTATTGAGTGGTGGTGGAAATGCCAACGTATCAGAAATTCCACTACAAAAAATGCTTGGTGGGAGTTCATTACAAAGATCACTCACTGGTGCATCTGCTGTAAACCCTGATGTGGTTGGTGGTGCTGCTACACCTGGAGTTTCGCGAAGAAGGGGTATAACAGGAGAAGGTTATTTTGGCGACTCTATTGTAGATATTGGCGCTACGAATCTTGGTGTTGAAAGAGATCTTGGTGGTGATATGTTCACCAAACGCCTTGACACTTTCAGTGATAGTGGTGGTGGATCTGAAGAAGTAGTTCAGGCAATTGACAGACTGACGTTTGTCACGATGAGTTTAGTTTCTGCTACTAAAGAGCAAACTAATCAACAAAAAATGATTGCTGGGGCACAGCAACAACAAACAGAAAAGTTAGCAAGAAAATCAAAAGCAGCTGCGGAAGAAAGTGCCCTTGAGATGGGTCAGGACCTTTCTGGTAATTCTGCTTATCAAGGTCTTTTACGTGCTGCTACCGGTGCTATGTCTGGGGCAGGAGGATCGTCAAGAGGCGGTGGTCCTGGATTTGGTCTTGGCGGCAAAGTACTGGCAAAAAATATGCTCAAGGGTGCTACCAGAAGAGGTGCTGGTAGAACTGGTGGTAGGTTAGGTGCTGCTCTTGGTGGCAAACTAATGGGTGGTTTTGGTGCCAGAATGGGTGCTAAACTAGGAGCTAAAGGAGTTGGTAAAATAGCAGGTGGAGCACTTGCGAAGAGTTTAGGTAAAAAAATTCCATTAGTAGGATTAGGACTAGGTGCTGTCTTTGCTGCTCAAAGAGCAATGCAGGGCGATTTCGTTGGTGCTGGTCTTGAATTAGCATCTGGAGCAGCATCTACTGTTCCTGGTATTGGAACTGCTGGGTCTGTTGGTATTGATGCTGCTTTGGCTGCTAGAGATATGGGAGCAGTTCCATTTGCTGATGGTGGTATTATTTCTGATGCTACTCTTGGACTAGTTGGTGAAAAGGGTAAGGAAGGTGTTTTCCCACTTGAGGGTGCTGAAGGCAGGAAAACATTCCTTATGTTTGGTGAAGGTATTCTAGAAGCACAGAGAAGAAATAAAAGTGAAAATGCTAAAAGACTTGCTGAAGGTCTAACTCAATATTACGACAAGCAAAATGGATGGGAAAAATTCATGGAGGCATTGGGTGAATTTATCAAATCTTCACCACTAGGAAAATTCTTCAGATGGGGTGGAAAAAATGATCCGAACTCACCAGGAGGTGGCGGCAATGGCGGCGGTGGCGGCGGTGGAAATGTAGATGCTGCTACTATTAAAGCAGATACTGCAGAAAAGAAAGCATTTATTGCAACAGTTAGGGAAGCAGAAGGTACAGCTGGGGAACAGGGTTATAACACAGTATATGGTGGTGCTGTTGTGCCAGAATTGACTAAAATGACTTTAGGTGAATTATATGAAGCTTCTAAACTTGGTGGTACTGATAGGCTTCCGGAAAGATTGGGTGGTGGTGTTATTCCCTACAAAAAGGACAGATACAACTCATCAGCTTCTGGTGCAGTTCAATTAATGCCAGAAACTTTGAAGGAAGTGCTGAAGAGTCCTAATTTTAATGAAGATACTATATTTTCTCCAAAAACCCAAAATGAAATAATTTTACATCTAGCTGCTTTATCTGGCGTTGATATTGAAAATATGGATGAGAACCAAATGACAAAAGCTGGCGGTCGTTGGGCTGGATTGACGCCACAGCACGGTCAAACATCAAGAACCGCTTCTGATAGTATGGCACTATACAGAAAAAACCTTGCTGAGGCGCGTAAAACAAATCCAACTCCAGACCCTCCAGATGGTGGTCCATTAACTCTAGATCCTAGTGATATTCCTGGAGCAAATGCAACACCAGAACAAATTGCTGCATATGATAGAAAACTTGCTGAAATTGCAAAACGACAAGCAGCAGCATTGAAAGCGAAAGAAGAAACTGCCGCTACAACAGGTGGTGACTGGGCAAAATCATTGAATCTGGGTGATCAACCGTTTATTGATTTTGGTTCTGACAACCAGTTTCGTGCTATTAAGAAAGATGGTGGTGGATATAAAATCCTGAAAAAAGGTGCGTTGGGTTTTCTCACGCCCATTGATACTAAAGGTAAAAATCTCGGGTTAAAAGATCAATTAATAGAGGCTGCGAAACCAACCGAAGTAAGTTCCTTAAATCCAGCAAATACTGATACAAACGCACTTGCTTCTGCATCTACTGCTGATCCTAATGCTCTTGGTATTAGATCACAAGAATTAGCAATGGCATCTACGGGAAATACAACTGTTATCAATAA